GTTCGTTGATACCCTTCATGATAGCATCACGAGGTCCATTTAACGAACCTTGCTTAACGAACCTAATGTCAGGGTGCTTGAGTTTACAGTACTGACGAATGTCGTCAAACGCACCATCTACGATAATGATCTCGTTGATGTTCGCAGTCTTTTTCGCCTGCTCAACGATATAATCCAAGCATGGCTTACCGTTTACACGCACCATAATCTTAGATGTGTTAGAAGATAGCGGACGGAGTCGGGTTGCCGACCCAGCCGCAGGGATAACTAAATTAACCAAAGAACTCATCAAGTGTTGCTCCAGATCTATCAATAAACGCCTTCTTCCAACTGATTACTGCTTCTACACGAGAGGTAGAATCTTCGTCGGTTGTCCAGGATGCGTTTTCTTTTACAGTCAACTTAACCACTCCAGGGAACTCACGTTGAAGTGCCTTGTAGCACATCTCTTGTAGTTCACCGTTACGGAAGGTAGAGTTGCCTCCAGGCTTACCGTGTGGGTGGTTAAAAGCATAATTATATATCACAGCATTCTTCATACCAGCCTTCAACAAAGATAGGATAGCATAGAAGTCTTCAAACAGTTTGATTTGGTTGTCTTTTCTATACATACCGTCGAAGGTAACACCATTATCGTTGAACATCTTGGTGTTGATACCATAGCAAGAGTACGAACGTGTAATCTCAACTAGATCTTCCTCGATACGGTTATTGCCAGCTCGGTCAGAAACGCCAACCCAAGCATACTCGTCAAGGTTTTTCTCAATAGTATCTAGCATGTCGAACCACTGTTCTTCCGACTCTAGTTTCTTGAGCTTCATCTCATCGTCACGATACATAAAGGTACAGTTGTCATCAATGATAAGAATCTTACCGTTGTCACCAAGATTTACCAAACGCTGGCGGACATCAGCAATACCGTCAGTCATACCGATATCTAGAACGTCAGCATCAGGATAGTTTTCTTTTAAGATATCTACACGATCGCTTCGGGTACACAGGGTGGTTCGCGAACGAACCGCCTCTGGCATATTGTCCCAACAGCGTTGGTTATCTTCACGCATTAATGTAGGGATTAAGATTCTCATCCAAAGAAGTCCTCCAAACTTGCTTTCTCTTCAACAGCAGCTGGGTCATTACGCTCAGCCATTTCACGCCCACCGTTTTCCAGTAGGTAGTCATACCACTCTTGGCTATGCCACATACCTGGACTTACACCGTTCCAACGATCTCGCCATTCGGAATGCTCTTTATTCAATCGACGGTCGTCAACGAACTTACGTCGAAGCTGTTCGTAATCCCAATCGCCAAGCTCTAGCATATCCTCACGGAAGTAGAACACAAGAGACATACGGAGTAGGTCATCTTCGCCAGACTCTGGGTTTTCGATAGGCATGTTACCATGGATAATACGCATATTGTCAATCAACAGTAGGTCTCCTGGACGAACGTTAATCGCAGCACGAACTTCTGGAGTTACCAAGTAACCGCCTTTCCAGTCCTTACCTTCCGGAGAGATTACCGTTAGGTTAGAGAAACCTTCATTCAACGAGCCAGCATCACGATGGCAAGCCATACGGGCATTACGATCTTTCATTGTAGTGTTTACAGTGACAGTCGTAAAGGTAGTATCCTCGCCGATAAGGAACTTCTTATCAATCGAGTCAGCACACTTCTTCTGAGCAGCATACCGATCTGGCAGTAAGTCCGCCATAGTCTGGTCTAGCTTACGAGCAAACGGATAACACTTCTCGAAGGTCTCACGGTTATTCTCAACGTGAGAAGTTGCTCGACCATACGGAATACGTGGATAACGACCATAGAAACCTGTAATACCTGACCAGAGAGGGGTGGCATAAGAGGTGTCAGAGATCATCGTATCTTGTAGCTTCTGAGCATACTCTTTTGACTGCGAGACCGACATAAACTTCAGCCGTTCCATAGCAACATCAAAGAAGCCATCATATGTATCGAACTCAGCTTCGATCTTAGAACGAAGCCACACTTCTCCTCGTGTTTCATATTGAGCAACCTTGTGCTTCTCAATAATCTCTTCGATGGGGTCGTCCCCATAAACACCTTGACGAGAACCGCCGATATAGTAGTCTAGAATGTCACGATGGAAAGGGGTAACCCAATCTCGCCCACCAGACTTCTCGGCACGTGGACCTGCCGCCATGCCTCGGTTATTTGATTCACCAGCAGCAGAGAACAGCCCTTCAAAAGCACCATTTTGTTCAGCCTGAGTGAATACATTCTTACGGAATTTAAACGCACAACGATCTTCGGTTAGTTCACCATTACCAGTAACGTCCGAAGATGGTAGGTAGAAGTCAGCGTCAGAATCAACAAGAATGTCGTACGAACTCTCATCGGCATACTTACCGATAATGTCCTCTTGGCTCACAGTGAACAAAGCGACATACACGTCTTGACCTTCAGAGCCAACGCCCTTTTGCCACTTATACCCACCAAACTCAACTATTTCCATACAACCTCCATCATAATAGCCATATTATACCCTACTTTAAAAGGAAAGTAAAGCATTATTTATCCTGATCTCCCAATTTAAGGGTTCGGGCGAGGTCTGGTTCGGAAAACCCTGGACCCTTTAGGATCTTACCATCCTCACGATAGATCGGCTTACCGTCCGCTCCCAACTTAGACATATTTGACCGCTGTACTTCAACGAAGCAGTCATCAAGGTTAATACCGAATGCGTGACCAGCGCCATACGTGACGTACAGAATGTCGGTTAGCGCATCAGCGACTTCAACGATATCGTTGTTATCAAGAGCTTCGATCAGTTCCTCAAGTTCTTCCTTGATCAAATCGACTCGAAGGTCTTGTACTTCTTTTGAAGGCAGCTCAGGTTCTGAACGAACCTCTTGCCCAAAGGCATCCATAAAGACTTTAACTTTAAGGAAGTTGGTTCTATAGTAAGGCATCATACAAAAAAGTCCTCTAGGCTGACAGTATCTTCTTCGTTCCAACCGATGGCAGCCAGTATCGGGCGGACGACTTCAAGGAACGCCTTCTCAAACTGAAGGTCGTAGTCAATATATTTATGGATTTTCAATTCTTCGGGTAGGTAATCCGGAAACGCAATTACATTCTCCTTTATCGGGTTAGGGGTCTTAAGATAACAGAACTTGATCTTCTCGCCGTCTTGTATTGTAGCGTATCGTTTAAGGTTATTTTCCTGTAGCGCCTTATTATATAGAATAGAACCACGCACGTGAATGGGGCAACCTTTCTTGTACACCGTCGACCGATCCATCCAGTCGGTAACCTTTGAAACTCCACGGGGAAAGGCGATCTGTTCTGGAGGCAGCTTAGTGAAGTGATCTTTAAACTGCGCAATTGCTTTCTGCGTATCTTTCTCGGTTCCAGTGACAATCACCTTAAACAGAGCCTTTAACGCTTCACGGCAAGACATAGGAGTCGAAGACTTAACAGCTTCAATACCCATAATCTTTAGTTTCGGCTTGGCATACTGTACGCCTTCATTGTTGTGTACGTTTAGTATGTATCGCTTCTTCGCAGTCCAGATACCAGCATCGGCAATAGCTTCTCGAGCCATAACCATCTTATTCTCGTACGCATCCATGTACTCGGCAAGTTGATTGTAAGAACGTTCTAGCATAGGTTCAAACTGCTCACGACATACCTTATCAATCAAAGCAACAACTTCATCTTTTGGTTTCTTATCCCAACCAAGTTTATTAACCAAAGGTTCAAAATCGAGGTATAGGGAATCTGTATCGATAGCTATAACATGATCACCTTTTTCTTGACCAAGTATCTTATTAAGGAAAGTGTTTACGCTATGCTCTGCCCATCGGATCGATAGCTGACCAGATAATGTAATACCTTCAGCAATACGCAGGTCAAAGTATCGGAACCAACGGTTACCAATCGCACCATAAAGTGAGTTCATCATAATCTTGTAAGCCATCTGCTCGTTATCGAGCGTGGTGATGGTTTTCTCTAGACGATACACTTCAGTATGGTTGCTCTTATCAACATGCTGTAGTTCTTGTTCGGCAGTAAGCATTTGCTTCTTAACAATCTTACGACCAGCATACATTTCCTCAACCAGTTTAGGAATAATACCACGGATATCCTTACGATAGTGCGTACCGTTAGCAGCCATTGTACAATCAGGTCGAATCGATTCTGGCTTTCTAAGGGAAAGTACCGAATCAACGTTCACTCCAGGAGTAATATCGTTTACAATGGTTTCCGGACTCATGTTGTACTGCATAATAAGGTGCGGATACAGTGAGTTCAAGTCAAAGGAAACCACCCAAGAGTGGCGACCAACTCGAGGTGCCTTAACATACCCACCAGGAAAGTCTGATTTAAACTTATCTTCTTTTGGCGGTGGAGCAACCTTATCGTCGTGTAGAACCCGATAGATGTAGGTATCCCAGATACCAGTAGTACCAAACGCCTCTGTATAGTTTACGCCAGCCTTATACGCTAGTGTCATACAAAGGGTNATCAAGCCCATCTTATCTTCCATACGGTCAACCAACTCAACGTCTTTGATGTTGTAGTCGATAAACTTCTGGTGATCTTCTTTGTACAGGGTATAAAGGTTACCGTGTTCTTCGTATGATAACTTCTTCTCGCCGAGAACTACGTGGGCGATGTGATCGAGTTTGTACGATTCCTCAGCTGTGTAGGTAAACTTCTTGTACAGGTCAAGGTAGTCAAGCAACTCGATACCCATCAACTCGAACTTCTGCTCGGTGCGGTTCATTATCTTGACTTCACGCTCGTTGATCTTACCCCAAGGTGATAGCTTCTTGACCATATCTTCGCCAATAACACGAGACATACGGTTTACCAAGTACGGAATATCAAATAGAGTAGAGTTCCAGCCAGTTACAACATCGGGCATATTGCGTGGGCTAGACCAGTGGGTTACGAAATCCATTAGCAAACGAGCTTCAGACTCGCACTTATAGTAAACGACCTGATTCTCTTTCATAAGTGACTTAGATACGTCGTAGTCGTCGAGACCCCATACATAGTAAGTATTATCTATGTTGTTCTTTAACGCAATAGAGATTACGGGATAGTTTGCTTGCCTTGGCTCGGGGAAACCTTCATCCGAAGCAACCTCAATATCGATAGTAGTTACGTTAATACTCTCGCGATTGAAGTCGATCTTTCCAGGATATTCTTTCTGAACATACTGGGCAAGGTAGTTGGTGTTGCCATACACCTTGAAGTTCGAGGCTTCTCCGTATTGTTGGATAAACTCGCGAGCTTCTTTCATTGTGTCGAAGTCGATATCCATTAAGGAGATACCGTCTAACGACTTCCAAGTACCCTTCTCGGAAGGTACAAATAGGGTGGGGGAGAACTTTACTCGTTCTGCGAATCGGTGGTTGTCTTTGTAGCCACGAACCAGCAGATCGTTACCAAAACGAGATACATTAGTGTAGAATTTCATTCAAAACCTCATATCATTACAACGCATATTATACTATATCTAGAGGTAAAAGTAAACCCCTCCGAAGAGGGGTTTGGGGTAGTTTTTAGTCTTTTTTGACTACAAACTTATACAACTGTTCAGCCTTTTCCATGACTTCATGGGGTTTGTACATCTTAGGAGTGTACTTCTCGTAGACTTCGGTAATGTCCTTACCTTGCTCTTTGAAGTTTTCCATCTGTGACCAGAACTGCTGTTCAGCAATAGAATACTGCTGATCCATCATTTCTTTAGCCATTTTGAGTACGTCGAACCGAAGTTCGAAAGGGTTCTTGTTGGACATAGTTATGTCTCCTGTGTTGTGGTTGTGTGTTACTAAGTAGTTTGTTCCTACCAGCCGAGCCAGTAGCAACGATTGCTGCTAGTATAATCCATACTAGCAATTCCTTGTTGTCCTTCTTAAAGCAATGGTTGGAGTGTAAAAACCACCCCAACCAAAGTAAGAAAGACTATAGAAACTTCACCGTATGTATCTAGTCTAACCTTCTTCATCATACCCCCTTAACTGAAGTGTAGATTTCTCGTGCGGAATGATTATCCGCTAAGATTCTTTGCTCCAGCTCGCCGACCGAAGTACGGCGGAAGTCTGCGTTGGTCATTACTAGATATTGAGCAACATGGCGTGCTGCTTGTCTCCGGCGACCTTCTATTACTCCATTAAGAAGCTTCGTTAAGAAGCTGTGGATCTTTCTCATTTGTTATTCCTCGAATGTTTGAATTGATTTCAATTTGACGAGGACGCTTTTCTTCAGGGACTACGACTTCCAAGTTAATGGCAAGTATACCGTCCGCTAGATCTGCTCCTTTTACTTCCACGTATTCGGATAATCGGAATGTCCGATTAAACTTCTTCGCAGAGATCCCCTTATGGATATAGTCTCTACCAGTTCCCGACTGCTCACCGCTGACAAAGAGAGTGCGGTCTTTGACTTCAATAGTCAATTCGCTTTCTTTAAATCCAGCAACAGCTAGTTCTACAAGGTATCGGTTATCGTCTACCTTGATGATATTGTGCGGGGGATAGTTATCCTTTGACTGTCTTGCGACACGATCCAGTTCATCGAATAGGTGATCGAATCCTACAAAGGCTGATCGAGGGAAGAGTGTGTTTACGTTGGTCATAAAGTTTCTCCTTTATATTAAGCAAGAATGTTAATGATCCCGAACATCGGCGACCAAAAGTGAGCAGTTTGGGAGCATGCTCAGGCTACAGTCCCAAGGTAGTGGGACTCAAATTCTTTTATCGATAATCATATGGGTTCCGATGGTAATCATATACATCATTGCTGGGATTGAACCGAGCACAACCAGAAAGGGTGCAGCTCCGTCAACCAACCTGTAATATATTGCCATCGTTATAAACAAAGCCGATAGTGCTAACAAAACGTATCTCATAATATACTAAAACCTCATTTCGTTTAATATAAGCAACTATTTGACGTTGCCGATATTATACTTAGGACATAATTCCCAATTAGACTTATCCCTATGCGGAATCACTTTCACTTGCCGCAATGGTGCCACGTCTTTAACCTGCTGTTTATCCAGTACAGTCAACAAACCCCAATCCGACAAAAGCGTCGCAATTGTGTTTCTACGTTGGATATCGTTTTCCAGTAGGTTAGACGGTTTACCATCCAGAAGGAATAGCTCTTTAAAGTGAACAATGAAGTACCTACCTTGCTTGTGTAGAATATGGCAAGACTGATATAGTTTTTGCTCTTTCTTAGAAGCCACTCCCATACGTGTAAGTGTTTCACGAATCTTTAGGAAATCGTCAGGCTCGTTGAGCAACACCTCCAACATAATAGCTGGAGTCCACTCAATTTTATGGTTTTCTAGTTCCACCTTTGTATACCTTCTTCTTCAACTCAAGTAATTGATCATTAGTTAATAATCCAAGCACATCACGAGCTTTCTCGTAGGAATACCCATAACACTCTTTTATTATTTCCAGTTCTTCGGACTTCACAGCCTTTGGCCATTTGCCGAATAGCTTTTTCTTTCTGATACTATTTATAAGAAATTGAAATTGAAGAGTACCATCTAAGTGGTGGTCTATGTTCATTTCGTTAGCATACAAAACGGTTTCTATATGCTGGCTTAACGCACGGTTGACGATGAAAGCGACTTTCTCATAGTTACGATCTGCGTTAGGATCGTCAGAGATAAGGTCTTTCTTAGATGAAGTCACAGCAGTTACATAATCAAAAGGGTTCATTACTATCCTCGCAAAGCCTGTGCCAAAGATTGCATACGCATAACATCCATTACAATATCATGACGGCAGTCGTGCGCTATAAACTTCTCTTCTAGACCTTCAGGAATAAAGGAGTTCTTTAGCTTATGCCCGAACGCCATACCATCAATTGTAGAACGAGTATCCCGAACGATCCAGAACGGGAAAGGATCTTTCTTACCAGCAGCCTCTAGTAACTCACGAAGCAGAATCGGGTCAAAGGTATTACCACGAGTATATGCTTTCTTAAGAGCCGAGAAGTTGATATTATCAAACAAGAACTGCTCGAGTTCAGTAATAGACTTATCCTCATCAGAAGGTTTTAATACAACACGAGCTTCTGCTGGTTGAGACTTCCACCAACTAAGGGTTTCTGGGTCGATCTTTCGGTTGTAAATCTCTACCTGCTCGGCAACATCGAACTTAATGTACCTTGTTTCACGAAGGAGTTCTTCGTAGCCGTAGGGGTTGTCCGAAGATAACCGAGACTCGTCATAAGAAACGAGCGCCAAGTTAATAGCAGCCCCACGAATAGGGTCTTGACTCAAGGTCTCAAAATCATAGATTACAGTATTCATCATTTCCACTCCGCAACAGTCATAATCTCAGTCAAACACGCAACAGTATTTAGCTCGTGATCAGCTACAAAGGCATCTTGATACGCATACCGACCAATAATCAGTACAACGTTAGGTACGGACTGCGGGAGCAAGAAGTTAGTCGCCTGATCAAAGATCTTACGAAACAGGACTGTTGCTTCTAAGTCTGAGTTGTTAGTAACCCAAGCACGAACCGACTTATAGTTCCTATCTTTCATGTAACCCATGAGAGTTTTGAAGTTCTCGTCGGATACGTTTACTAAGATACCTGCGTCGATCTTACCAGAAAGAGAATACCGCTGACATTCATTAAGCATACGTCGGAAGTCGGGGAAGTGCTTCTGAACCAACTCGGCAACCGCTGCTCTATCATACTCGATACCTTCTTGTCCGAGGATATTTGTAACACGCTTAAAGATTTCCGCTGCGATAGCTGGCTTCTCGTCTTTAGGGATACCGAACTCATACACTGAGCATCGAGAATGTAGTGGCTCAATGATCTTGTTCTTGAAGTTACAGGTTAAGATAAAACGACAGTTGTTAGAGAACTCTTCAATGAACCCACGAAGGGCTGGTTGAGTCGACTGCGCATTAAGGTAATCTGCCTCATCTAGGATCACAACCTTGTAACCGCCTTGTAAGGATACGGTTGACGCAAACTGGCGGATCTTGTTTCGTAGGGTATCGATGTTACCATCTTCCGATGCGTTCACGATAATGTGATCGAGGTCTAACTCGTTACACAGCGCTTTGGCGACGGTAGTCTTACCGACACCAGCCGTTCCAGCGAAGAGCATGTTAGGTAGCTCTCCGCCTTTAACGATTTCAGAAAAGGTAGACTTCAGTCCTTTAGGTAGGATAGTATCTTCGACAGTTTGTGGTCGATACTTTTCAACAAAGAGGAATTCATTTGATTGGTTTGACATTCACTTTCTCCATCATTTAAAAACATATCAAGGGTGTTGCTGGGTTGGTAGTTATACTTCTCGAGGTGAACCTTACCGTTGTTATCAAGGTAGCAAGGTTTACATCCAGAAGATTGGCGCACATCCCCAGGAAACTTGGAATCTCGTTTAGACTTCGGGTAGAACTCAGAACGAGGTTTCCATGTCTCACATTTATCACAGTAAACTAGGTCGGGCGTTTCCTGCCCTAACAAGTTATTCATATTATACCTCTTTTACATAGCAAAGTAAAGGGGGATTAGATAATAATCCCCGAGGTCGCCGACCGATACGCTTTCTCAACTTCAATGTTAGTCGGAACAACAAAAACGTATTGTGCAAAAGTGACTTCAGTCGGGTTTTGCTCACCAGTTACTGCGATCCCCGCAGCAAAGCCCATACCAGATTCGTTTTGAATCAACATGCGTGGGTCAGACAGAGTGAGAGTGCCTTCCCCCTGATCTTTCAACTTGCCAACATACTCACCAGAGATGGTGACAACGGTTACAACATCATTTGCCTTCATATCATACTTCCATTTGTTTTAAATCATTAAGAACTCGCTCTGGAGTAGTTGTGTCATATGGGTCAGTTGGACAGTTGTCCATAAAATCATCTTCTTCCCAAATATACTTAATACGACAGTTTTCGATCAAAGCGACATAACGCCAAGAACGCTTACCAAAGCCAAGGTTGGTTTTGTCGACCAACATATTCATGCCTTTAGCAAAATCGCCGTTACCGTCAGGAAGCATCTCGATGTTTTCGACTCCAAGTTGCTTTTTCCATTGGTACATAACGAACGCATCGTTAACAGAAGTACAATAAACTTCATCAATTCCGTGACTCAACAGGTCAGGATAGATTGATTCAAACCCAGGAAGTTGACTATTAGAGCAGGTTGGCGTAAACGCTCCAGGGAGACCAATAANCAAAACCTTCTTATCTTCAAACAACTCAGAGGTTTTAACGATTTTCCAATCGAACGGGTTATCTCCGTCGATTTCATCATTTCGGACACGAGTGTGAAGGGTTACATCAGGCGCCAGTGATAGCATATGCATCATTTATCCTTTCAAAATGTTGTTGAGATAATTCTCAAATTGGTCAACCTTCTCAACTCGGTTTGGCCAATAGATGTAGTCCTTCTCGGGGTTTGCTTTCAGGTTCGATAACAACGGAAGGATTGCGTTGTACAGCTGGTCGACTTTGTCCTGGAGGTTTTCAACTTCAGAGGAAGTATCGGTTACTGCCTTCTGCGCTTGTTGTACTGCTTCCAGTTCTGTTTCGTCTACAGCCGTGAACCCGAAGTCGAATATATCTGTCATTTGACAATCGCCTCGTAAAGTTCTTCGAAGCCTTCGTTCTCTTCTTGAACAGATACAAACGTTTGCTTGTGATAAACGTTAGCCAGCTTCTTTAGGAATTTAGGGTTAAGCCCAACTTCATCTTTAATCCTATCGCAGACGTCTTTTTGGAAGTCACGCTCAGAGTCCATACGGACTAAGGAGTTAGAGAGTTCTTCTACAGCATCTTTGATCTTTTGACGGTCAGCTGGTGAGGAAGGAACTATAATATTGCTCATTTCAATCTCCTAACAAATCAATAATAAAGTTGAGACCCCGAAGGGTCTCGGTTGGTTTACTCGGCAGCTTCAGCTTCTTCAGTATCAGCTTCAGCTTCGTCCACTGGAGTAGTGTTGGCTTTCAAGAAAGAAACCAAGCGACCACGAAGTGCCCCAACAGATTCCAACTCGGTGCCTTCAAACGCACCACGCTTAGAACAGATATCGATAATCTGTACAGCAGCAGCCAAATCGGCTACACCAAGTTGTACAGGTTCCGCAGCAGCATTTACTGCTTCTTCGACAACTTCTTGATTTTCTACTTCGCTCATATTAATCTCCTATGATTTACTTAGTTTCGAGGGTTACTTTAATTGACCCAAATCCGATAGCATCGGTCATCTTTTGAAAGGCTTCTTCTAGCTCTTCAGGGTTGGTTACTGAAGTTCGGAAGGATAACTCTTCCCAGCCTTCTGCACCGTAGTCGGTGTCCGCTGTTTCTGCTCTCAGGTCGAGAATATATTTACTCATTACATTAGTCTCCAAAGCTAGAGTTTTTCTCAAGGGCAACCCAGTAGGTCGCAGAAGCATCAGAGTTTGAGAACTCCGAGATCAACTTTGACGAGACCGAAACAGTCATACTACCAGGAAGGAACTTGAAGTTGTTGATGTTGAACACCAACTTAAACGCACCATCGGGGCGAGATTCTACCGAACCCAAATCCATACGGAACGTGTTCGCAGTAGATACCTTAACATCAGTCACTTCAATACGAACGTCGCCACCACCTTCTTCGCCGATCACAACCACATCTGTAGAAGAGATAGCATTAGCAGCTCGGCGGATAGCCTGCATCTGGGCGTCAGTCAACGAAAACTTAACTTCGCAATCTGGCATAGTTAGGTCTTTTGTAGGACTGGTCAAGATAGAGGCGTCCGAGAAATAGTAACGATAGGACTGGCTATCAGCGCCAGACAAGAGGACAGAATTGCCATCTTCCTCAAACGTCAAATCAGGTTCAGTCAACGCACCATAAATGGTTAGGAACTGGTTCAAGTCATAGATACCCACCGACACTGGGAACGTTTCTTCTACATTAGCAGAAGCCAAGATCGTCTTGCTTTCAGCAATAGTCTTCAGGGTGCTACCAGTATTGATGACCAAGTTAGGGTTAATGCTGGCGAAGTTTCGCAGCACTTCCAGGGTGTTAGTGGATAGTTTCATAATATCTCCATTAAGTTTACAAGTCATATTGTACTACGTTTTGGCTCGAAAGTAAAGAACTTTTTTTACTTTTTTTCGCTGTAGTCGTTATCAGAGTCGGCTAGGACGTATGAGTAGTTAGAGTATCTACGGCTGACAGCATCCCACTCTTCAGGGGTAGCGTCATCGATAGACATCCGAGTAGACGAACCTACATCTTCTTGAATGGTCAGCTCAAACTCGGGCTCTTCCTTCTTGTTGATCCGATCGTGCTCAAACAACATCAAGAACCCATAATGGATAATCTTCATAATGTCTTTACGGTGATCAGCGGGAGTACCCTTCTTACCGTATCTGCCATTATACTTATCCACATTCCCAGAGAAGAAACCCATACCATGACCACGATCTACAATCACTTCGGAGGACTGGAGTCCTCCTTTACCGTAGTGGGCAGAATAGGTTGAGTCGACGTAGTTCTTAAACTCCTCAATCAACTCACCTTCTCGGAACTTATAATCAATCATTATATTCTCCTTAGAAAATGTCATTTACAATATCATCTATAGAAGCTCCAGTTGGCTCAGAAACGTCAGCCACGGGAGCTCCTACTTCAGCGTCGACCTTAGTGTACAGGTCACGGAACGCTTCTTTGGTATCATCGTCGAAGCGATTAATACAAAGGTCGATTGCCTTCATCTTATCGTTAAAGATAGCAAAGGTTTGGACGATATGGCAGAGGCGACGAGTTGAAATGATCTCGTCAACGCCACCGTCCACATAGGTCTTGCGGATAATCTCAGACCAAATAGTAAGGTTAACTGCGAAGTCTTCGTCCATGCGACCATATTTATCCATATGGTTCAGGACGATTTTCTTCTCAATCGAAGAGGTTGGGTAAGGCTGCTCAATAGTGATTGAGAAACGCTCCAGGAACGCTTCGTCAATGATGGTAGCCGATACGAACTTACCATCATCAGATCCCTGCCCTTTAGTGTTAGCAGTAGCGATAACATTAAAGCCAGGAGCAGGTTTAACAACCTCGCCAGTCTTTTTGATCATCACAGGCTTACCTTCTAGCACACCCTGTAAAGCCATCAAACGGTTAGAAGAACGGTCGATCTCATCGATCAGCAGGATCGCACCTGCCTCCATCGCTTTGATAACTGGACCTTTCGAGAAAACGGTCTCGCCGTTAATCAAACGGAAGCCACCGATCAAATCATCTTCATCGGTTTCTGGCGTAATCTGAACACGGACATACTCACGCTTCAGTTTAGCACAGGCTTGCTCAACCATCATGGTTTTACCATTACCAGAAAGACCAGTAATGAACGTGGGGTAGAACATGCGAGACTCAAGGATAGTGCGGAGGTCTTTGAAGTTACCCCACGTCACATAAGTAGAATCAGAATCGGGAATGTAGACCTCGTCATTTGACAAAGAATGGATAGCCGATACCATAGCAGGAGCAGGAGCAGGAGCAACTGCCTCAGCCACAGCTTTAGTACGGAATGGCATGACCTTGGCTTCAAGGTTCCAGACGCCACGGGAAATACGATCAGCCTCTTTGTCAAGCATCTTATCGTAAATCGAAGACAGGCTGTAGCCCAACTCGTTGGCCACTTCATTCAACTCAGCGTTGCGGAAAGAACTCTTGTCGGGGTAGCGAGCAGCGAGAGCTTTCAAAAAGGGAGCAAAGTTATTCATAATATAATCCTCAAAGTCAATCAATCAATTCAGGAGCTATTGTACCCTAACTGGGCAGGGAAGTAAACCCCCAAAACGAACTTTTTTTCGTTTTTTTCAAATTATTTTGTTATAAGCATATAACTAATACTTATGACGTACCTCCTCACGCCACCATTTCGGTGAATTTGGTAACCAGGACTCGGTTACCCTTCTTAGAGCCAGTGAACTTCTTAAACTGGCGAGTGAGCTCACCCTTCTTGGCGCCAGCCAGAACGTCAAACTCCTCATC